TCGGCAAACTTAGCTATTTTATCTTTAGATATAGTTTTTGTTTTGTCAATTGTTTTTTTAAGATATGGTGTATATTTTTCCTTTTTATTTTTGTATACATTTTTTAAAATTGATAACATATTATCAATTTTTTTACCGCCATCCTCATTGCTAGAATCTTTTATTTTAGCAAAATTTGTTTTTATATCAGTTAATAATTTTGTATGCTCTTTTAATTCGGTTTCAATTATTTTAAATGATGCGGCAAATGTTTTTGACGTTTCGTCAATAGATTTCAATGGTTTTTCTAAGCTTTTAATATCAATTTTTGACGATCCACCATTTTTGTCACCAATGACACGATTTAAATTTTTGTTTGGATCATCGCCCGGCTTGTTTTTCCCGACTTGATCAAAAAGATTTTGGTCAAAATCTTCATCGTATTCAGTTAAGTTTGCTAGGTATCCCGTGTTTATTAAAGATTGATACACACCTGTAACTGCATTTCCGATTTTCCCTCCTTTACGCTCAGGTTTGTTTTCAGACACTATCTCTGAATTATTTTCAATATTATTTTCTACTGTATTTTCTTTTTTGTGTTTTGGTTTTGGTTTTTGTGCGTTGGTAATTTTTGCCATATTTGTGTAATAGTTGGCCTTAGCGTTTTTCTTGCTAAAAACTTTTTCAGTGCTTTTATCCTTCTTATTTTCCTTCAATTTTTCAATCGGTTTTTCTAAAGCCATAATTATCCACCGTTAGTTTCAACCCAATCACCAGTAACATCATGTGGTGTGTTTATCATTGATGATTTTTTTGATTGATTTTCTTCTTCTATTGTTTTTAATAAAGTATTTATATATGCTTCTTTAACAAAGGGAAGCATGTTTTCTAATTCATCCCATGTTATTTCTTTTTTATGAACCAATTTAGTGTGTAACTCGAACATATGCATGGCGTCTAGTTGGCCATGCATTAGACGAAAAAATCTTTCAGACCATTTATTTCCTGTGTGAATCTTCGTCTACATGTTAGACAATCACCAACTACCGTGCATTTTATATTAACCCCTTCGTAGACAAAAAACTTCTTTATCTCAGTGGCAATGGTTTTTGGTAACTCATCAATAAATTCTTCAAACTCTTCAAATGTAATACTAGATTTTGGGTAAAGATTATCACCATCATATATAGAAACCAAAGATTTATATAATGTTTTATAGTCATCGTCGTATGCAACGGCAGTTTTTTTCAATTGCATTCCTATTTTATCTGTTATTTCGATGATATAGGTTTCACCACGTCTTTTGAATGGACAATTTAATATATCATCTTTATTCAATGATATTTCATCAATATCAAAATAGCCGGGAACCTCACATGGACAATTTGGGTTATCGCAATCCTTAACACTATAAATTACTTCAACAATATTCCCTTCTGATGCGGCGTGTATTTTTAAAAATATCCACTCAAAATCAGCAGGGTGTAATTTTTCAACATCCACACTGGCGCAATTTTCCAATATTTGTTTTATTGCATCTTCATAATCAGACTCTTGCCCTGATTGGGCAGCATATTTTAGAATATTTTGTTCCTTTACTTTATACGGTCTATATTTTATTTTTTCACCACTAATAGGTAATATAGTTGAATATAGTGGAATATCTGGTATGGGCAATTTCATGTAAAATCCTCTTTTTTAATATATACGGTGGCTATAAATGTTTATATTATCCACGAATACCACCTAAAATGGTAGTTCTTTCCGATGGTGTTTCTTTTATATTATTCCCTATTTGTTGGGCATTTTTATTAATTTTTAATGGTTCGCCTGATGATTGGTTTCTTGTATGTGAACGTTTGTCATTATTAGATGTTGCTGGTGCACCATCCATAACGCTCCAACGGTGATATTGTAATTCAATATTAACACCCATTATGGTATTATTAGCAGACCAATCTAATTGTACTGGACTTACACTTAACGGGTATACTTCCTCCAACATATATGTTCTTACTGGTATTAATTCTTTTGCGCCGGGCGCTCCTTTTTTGTATAAGTATATGTTCATTTGTTGTGCTATTATATCGTCGTAATATTTTACAAATAAATCCCTATCTTCTGCTATGCTATACATCCAAGTGTCGAATAATTTTCTAACACTATACGAACTATCTTCATATAACATTATTGGCATTTGTTGAAATGTAAATCCAACAGGAATTAAACGATATGGCCCGTTATAACGTCTTTCTATTACATCCAAAACCATACCGGGTAATTGTGTTGAAAAACATTTCATTTTGACATTATTAAAAGCCGCCGCAACACTTTTATCTTTTAAGATAGCTGGGGGCGCACCAACAAACTCTATTTCATAATGATTAGGCTGGACATAATTTTTATCTAAAGTTTTTCTAAAAACTTGTGTATTAAATGCCATTTAAATCTCCATTATGGTGTGTTAATATTGTTTTGGTTGTTTTCGTCATTTTCTTTTCTTTTGTCCTTTCGGATTTCTCTCAGTGATTCGTTCCAAACTTTTTGTGGTGTTGTTTTCTTAAACTTAGCAATAGGTAATACAGACGCAATATCCCACTCACTTGAATGTATTTTTATAAATTTTGAACGTAAACCTTTAAAAGAATATTCTTTGAAACATGGTTTGAATGCTTTTAGTAGTGTTGTTCTTTTTAACATCTGATACGATATACGCAAGCGAGTATTTTCGTCATAGTTATTATTATTATTCAACGTTTTAAGACCAGCAAGAAGTTTTATTCTCCATATCGGCGGGAGGTAATGTAAGTTTATACCATGAAAGTGTCCTTGCTTAACTTCAACAATAAAAATTAAAGGAAACTTATCCCAATATGGCAAATTTCTGTCTTCTAATGCATCATATTGAAACACCACCATGTCTCCTACCCTTGGCTTTATATTATCCTGATGGTTATCAAGTCTTTTTGCTTTTATAATATCATAAATGGTAACTTGCCTTCCATGTTTTGAGTCAGCTAAAAGTTTTTCCATATATGATCCTTCCATTTTAGCGGTGTCTTTTAAACGCTGAACTGGATTGTTATAATGCTTGCCATTAAATGTGTTTTTCATTTGAATCTCCTATCTGGCGTTACATTTATTCCTATACTAGCCAACGCTGTTTCACCCCATACTTGGAATGACATTCCTCTTTCGGCACAATACAAACCAGCAGCCTTCCATTTTGATTTATTTTTTTCCCATGTAAAAGCTTCGGTCAAATATGTTTTTTGTTTTTTGCGCTTTGTAATTTTTGGTTCTTGTGATTGACTTTCTGGTTTTATTTCAACTAATATTTTCTTTCCGGATTTATATTTTATGTATAAATCAACAAAATAACGATGTTGTTTATTATCAGTGCTGCAAATATAAGGTATTATGTGTTCTTCTGAACTCCATTCAATAATGTCTGGGTTTAAATCACACCATCTAAACACAAGCAATTCCCATTTAGAACGATAATATATTTCCTTTGGGTTTCCTTTGTATTTTACATAATTGACGCATTGGTATTTCCCTTGATAAAACTTACTCATTTTTATTATCACCGTCAGGAGTAACAATTTTTACATTTCTTTGCTTTTGCATCATCTCTAATAATTCCTCTGTTGTCCCAAAGAAATTATTTTGTGTATTTTGTACTGCTGGTTGATCTGATTTACTATTATTCTCAAGATCATTTTTAATTTTATGCAATTCTAATATACTTTTATTGATGACGGCAACTTCTTTTAATGATGTTGTTAGTTCACGATAAAGTTGTGGGTGTTGTGCAGAACGAGCAAAATCCATTAAATCTTCAATTATGGTAAGACCATCCTTTGTTAATTGAATCATGTTATTTCTAACATATTCAAAATCATCATTTATATTTGCTTCTTTTTTAGGTTCCACAGCGGCTATTGGGTGATTTACCGTTTGTTTTAATTGTTTATTTTCAGGCAGCGTTTCACCAACAACTTCAATAGTATTTTCTGGTTCCGATTTATGATTTCTGATTAGTTCTGCTAATTGGCTTCTACTTTCCTGTATTTCTTCAATTATGAAAGCACTAACATCAACAGACTCTTCTTCCGAAAAGTCATAGTCAGAAACATTTTCATCATTGTCCATTTCAAATGGCAAATCGTTATCATCTTCGTTTATGTTATTCATGAGAATATTTCCTCTATAGACCAATTATCAGTTTCATATATTTCTTCTAATGTTTTTCCTTCAACAACTACCGTAAAGGTTGCTGTGACCAAATCTGTTGGTGTTGTTTCATTTATCTGTGAGTATTCGTCAATTTTGAACTCAACTTGTTTGATAATTGGATTTGTTTTTATTGGCCCAAATATATATCCCTTTACCAAAAAGGTTAATGTCCATATTATTTGTCTTTCTTCTTCAATATCGCCGTCATAATTGTCCTGATATGTTTCATTCAAAAGTGATATCGGGACATCAAGTGTATTTGATGTCATCGTGTCATCATGTGGTTTTATTGCAATGTTATAATCTGGCCTAAATGCTGGTAATATTTGTTCTATTATTTGTAACGCTTCTGTAGTTGTTTTTGTACAAATATAAAGGTTAAACATAATGTTGTATGGCGCAGGAGAATAATATGCAAATTTATTATTAGGATTATTCGCATTAAACGCTGCCATCAGTTTTTTATTATTCAAATTCCTAGTTGGGTCATATTGGATACCAGTCAACTCAAATGCCATTCTTGGCAAAGTAACATTTTCCTTTCTAGTGAGGGTTGGGTCTGATTTTATTCGTTGAATAAACTTTTCTTTGATAGAATATGATAAAGGAATTACATAACGTTCAAACTCTGTGTTGTCCGCTTTTTTTCTTACCAATGTCATATCTTTGAATAATGTACCAAAAGCCACCGAGTATTTTGTTAGCATCTGGTTATCAAAATGTGAGTTAAATATTCCCATAGTTCACCTGTTTTTTGTTATTTAATAAAGGAAAAATATGGGTTATTGTATAACTATGACCTTGAAAAAGCGATTAATCGCTTTTTTTCAAGACTGTATGAGGTAGCATTAGCCAATTTTGGGGGGTTATACGATGTAAATAATTTTCCTGAAACATTGGTATCCCTGCTTGCATAAAACCATATGCGGGTAATTCAGAGCACCACCATTTACTATCGTCTTGTAAGTCTACGTCACGAATAAATATGCCAACTATTCCACCAAAATCATAAGGTTTCCCTATTTGGGTTTTACACGCTTCTATGACTTTTTCAGGATAATCACATTTGTATTCAACGATCATCCAGTTTTTTGATCTTTTTTGAAGGTCTTCTATTGGTTCTATTCTAACACCATGAAAGTCAGAATGTAAAACATTTTTACCATCATCAATTAAGATAACCATGTGCGAAAATGAAGACCATGTGAAAAATCTTATCATCGGCGCAAACGGCTTGCGACTGTTTGTAAACATAATTTGTAATGACATTTTAGACCTCAAAAATTTTAAAACGTTAATAACTATTATTTAATTGTTAGATGTCTAATTTATGAATATTTGTGTGCGGTGTGTTAAATGTGTTGACAAAATATTCCCAATGTGTATAATGTGTCACATCTTAAACAACCTGATATAAACCTATGTCGCATACGTCAAAGAAGGCAATCTATACTGCCTTGGTCGCAAATACTGTTATCGCAATAACAAAAACATTTGGTGCATACATCACCAAGAGTGGTTCTTTATTCGCAGAATCCCTACACTCTTGGGCAGATTGTGTTAACCAAATACTTTTGTTAATTGGTCTTAAACAGTCACAGAAAACTCCCGACGAAAATCATCCTATGGGGTATGGTAAAGTTGGTTATTTTTATAGTATGTGTGTGGCCTTTTTGTTGTTCTTTGTTGCTGGTTTGGCGTCTATCAATCACGGAATACATGTTTTACAAAATCCTGAACCTATAAAATATATTGGTTTATCTGTTGGTATTCTTATTGTATCTGTCATACTTGAAGGATACGCTTTATACAGTGCCATTAAAGCCGCCAGACAGGAAAATAATAAATGGGATTTGTGGCAGTGGTTTAAAAAAACTCGCAATTCTGAATTATTGATTATTGTTGCAGAAGATACTGGCGCTCTAATCGGTTTGAGTATTGCATTTATAGCTTTGCTGTTGACACTTGTCACTGGAAATGTTATGTTTGATGCAATTGGGACGATTGCTGTTGGTGTTCTTTTGATAATTGTTGCAATTACCGTTATGATAGAAGTAAAGGCAATGATTACCGGAGAATCTATTGGGTCTGAGCGTGAGTCAATGATCATTCAATATGTTGAACAACAACCAGAAGTCGATCATGTTATAAACATGATCACCCAACAATACGGTAAAGATATAATGGTTGCCTTAAAGGTTCATATGAAAAAGGCTGGCTCTGACATTGATCTTGTTAAAAACATTGATGCTGTCGAAGAAAGAATGCAAAAGAAATTTAATATCAAATGGTCTTTTTTTGAACCAGACATTGATAAGGAATACTTATAAGTATTCCTTTATTATTCCCCATAAATTGTGGGCCAACCAACCATGTAATTATATGTTTCAGGTGTAGATGATGTGTATATTTGTTGTTTATGGTATAAAGCTACTCCATATAAAACACCATCCATATCACCCGTTTTGTTAACAACATCCATTGCTAATTGAACTGTAACTGGAATATATGAATTATCCATTGTACTCCAATTTATATTAACAACTCCCATTGTTGGGTGATTTATTGTTAATATTGTAGATGTTGTTCCGCCTGCGTTTAATATATCACGGGCTTTATCTTTTAATCCCAACCATTGTGTGCGACTATCTGGGTCGTTATGAAACCATTTTCCTGAAACATATATCCCTTTAAACTTTCTGGAATCTCTAACTTCTTTTATTTTTTCCCATAGCTCGGCACGTATTGTTGATAAGTTAAGATTGTCCAATGTTTCTTTTGGTATTATATCATTAACATTGTCCCAACGTATATTTTCGTATACGTTGGGATCGCCTACAATACTACATCCAATAGCAGGATAATTCTTAGAAATAATTTCTATATAATTCATTAATAAAGCTCCATTATTATATATGATGATGTCAATCCGCCCATAGTTTCAGTATCCCCACGATTAACATAAACAGTTGATGCAGCACTTGGGCCAACCCTTCCTGACAATGTAATTGCTGATGTTGTGCCAGCCGAAAACGCATGTGTTATTGTCATATTACCAGACGTTAATGCAGTTGTTTGGCGAACTGAACTTCTAGATATAGTTGTGGTGCCATTTAACAATGTAGTTGTCATATGCGCTGTTGCCGAAGAACATTCACACGAAATACTATAGATAACCACAATAGTTGAGTTTGTGTAATATGGAGTGATTGTATTCGTCCATATTTGGAAACCTTCTGTTGATGTTGGTAGTGTTGCGTCGTATGGTAAAATTGTTGTTCCGGTTGTTTGTGGTATTGTGCCAGTTACAAATTGCATTACTCTACCAAATGGTCGCCATTGGTTAGATTCTGATATTTCCTCCAACAGTGACTCGTTATTGAATCTTATTTTACCATTGGAATGGGTTCCTCGTTGTGCAATAGTACCAATTGGTAGTGTCATTCCGTCAACGCCCGGAATGACAGGGTTATCTGCAATTAAAATGGTTGGATTCCCAGCAACACCATCGCCATTTGTTACTGTTATCTGGTTTGTTGTTCCAGTTAATGTGCGAGAAGTTGTTGTGTTTAATGAAGTTCTTATTACCATACCATTTGATGCTGGGTCAACTAAGTAGTTTGCATTACTTGCACTTGTTACCAAACCCTTTGCATTTACAGTTACGTTATTAAATGTACCAACATTTGAGTTTACGGTTGCTAAAGTTAATGATGTGCCCCCTTGTGATGAAGAAACATCACCAGTATACGCAGGTAAAATATTATTCCAAACAAGACCATTATCGAAAGAAATGATTCCTTGATCAGTTGAATAGTAGAATCTACCACTTGTCCCAGCGGCACTTCGTAATGTGTTTGTTCCAGAGGAATAACTAACAGCCCCGCCAGAATTAATTACCTGTAAAGAATTAGTGACATTTCCTAAACCAATGCTAGTTGGTGTAATTGATGCTGTCGAAACAGATGTTATTAGACCTTTACCGTTAACTGTTATTACTGGAACTGTATTTGTATTGCCAAATGTTCCAACATTTGAGTTTACAGTTGCTAATGTTAACGTTGTTCCTCCCTGTGTTGAGGAAATATCGCCTGTATAAGCAGGTAAGATATTATTCCATATTGTTCCGTTGTCAAAAGAAATGATTCCTTGGTCGGTTGAATAATAAAATCTGCCACTTGTCCCGGCAGCACTTCTAGATGCATTTGTTCCAGCAGAATAACTAACAGCGCCGCCAGAATTAATAACTTGTAGTGAGTTTATAACATTACCAAGGCCAATACTAGTTGGTGTAATTGTTGATGTTGAAACAGATGTTATCAAACCTTTACCGTTAACTGTTATTACTGGAACTGTATTTGTATTACCAAATGTACCAACATTTGAGTTTACAGTTGCAAGTGTTCCGGAAATAGATGTTGTTCCAGAGCCTGTAATATCACCTGATAAGGTGATAGTTTGGTTAGATGTAAGATAAGATATATTCGATGCACTTGTTACCAAACCTTTTGCATTTACCGTTACATTATTAAATGTACCAACATTTGAGTTTACGGTTGCTAAAGTTAATGTGGTTCCGCCTAGTGTAGATGTTACATCGCCTGTATATGCTGGTAATTCAGCAACCCACGATGACCCATTGTCATAATATGTTATTCCTTGGTCTGACGAATAATATTCCCTTCCACTGGTTCCTGCAATTGGTTTTGATGCATTTGTACCAGCAGCTTTACTCAACAAACCACCAGCATTGATGACTTGTACGTTATTTGTTACATTACTTAAACCAACATCTGATTTTGTTAATGATAAAATAGTTTTATAGTTTGTTGGTGTTATATTTGATAACGTCGTGCCATTATAATAAATTATATCATTTGTGGAAAATGTGACTCCACCTATTTGTGAAAGGTTTGTTGATAATCTTGCGTTTGACAATGTTCCTGATGAAATATTTGACGCATTAGATGTATCAACGTTTGTAACATTACCTAACCCAACATCCGATTTTGTTAGCGATAATGAATTTTTTACCGCAGTTGGGGTTACATTTGTCAACACACCACCGCTATATTGTATAAAATCATTAGCATTAAATGTTAGACTACCAATTTGTGATAAATTAGAAGAAAGTCTAGCATTAGACAATGTGCCTGACGAAATATTTGACGCATTCGTTGTATCAATGTTTGCAACATTACCCAAACCAACGTCTGATTTTGTTAGTGAAAGTGATGTTTTTAAACTTGACATTGACACATTAACTAATGCGCTACCATTGTATTGTATTACATCATTGGTGTTAAAGGTCAATCCACCAATTTGAGAAATATTTGTTGACAAACGAGCATTAGATAATGTTCCCGATGAAATATTTGACGCATTCGTTGTATCTACGTTTGCAACATTGTTTAATGATAAATCAGCTTTGAATTGGGCAGTAGTTCTTGCAGCATATGACCCACCAACAACAGCAATAATGTCACCATTTGTTTTTACAATACCACCTATTTCGGACAAGTTTGATGTTAAACGAGCATTAGATAATGTTCCCGATGAAATATTTGACGCATTAGTTGTATCTACGTTTGCAACGTTGCTTAACCCAACAGAAGATTTACTCAAATCTGTTATTTGTGATGCAGTATGAGTGTGTCCGGTATTTGATTTTCCAGAAAGAAATAAATCAACTTCTGCTTCTGTGTAATAGCGGGTATCTAAAGTTCCACCATCCAATGCAGTTTTTGTGTAATAACGGGCATCACCACGGGCATCTGTGTGATATTGTAAATGATCATCGGCTGATAAATCTGTTAAATTGCTATGGCTTATAACAGTCGCATTTGTTGCCGCTTGACCAGTGTCAAAAATCCTCGAAAACATTGGTCTAATATCAATTAATTCAGTTATAGTTGTATCATTTTCACCCGATATAATTGCCGCTGAACGAACAATACTCAATTTAATATTTTCTGGAACTGGCGGTGTTGGTGCAACTCTAGCTTCGTCTAATGTAGCCCATTCAGAGTTTGCATATACATAGAAAACCGTCCCTTCTGGTGTTAATGCAATCAAGTCTTTTTTGAAATGATTATTTGACATAGGAACTAATGCGCTTGCAGCGGGATTTGATGCATTGTTGTAATATGCAGTGTTGATAGTATTAGCGGCAGTTGTTGAATCGACTACAAACCCATAATCTGAACTATTAAAAAGTTTTGTGAATGACGATGTGTCAGATATAACAAAACGGTTGAACAAACTCCATATATAACCAGAACCAACGGTTATTTTTAAATCATTAGGAGAGGCTTGTACTGCGGTATTACAACCGCTTTGAACGATTGATCCAATAGAACTTCTAAACAATTCACCAAGCTTGAATAAATGATCTTTACCAACAAGACGTGTGTTAGAAAAACCAACAACTACAGTATTTGATACAGCAGTTCTAATATAACCTAATGCAATATATTCTCCTTGAGCGGCTGAGCTTGTTATTACAACATTTCCGTTATAATCAACGTTGATGAAATTGTCACCTGAGTTTATACATGATCCAGACAAAGTTCCCCAAGTTACTTTTACCAAAACCCCAATGTTATTACGACAATAACCGCTACCAGCACTTATACTAAAGCTAACGCCACCTGTTAAGGTTACTGTTCCACCGTCTATATTAACACTTGAACCAAAATCACTAGTTGCATCTTTTGCATAATCTACGCTATCTTTATATGTGTTCGTGAAATCATTTGTTGAAAGAGATTTTCCTGTAATTTTATCAACTTTACCATCTAATGCGGTACTTGTTGCTGTTGACAAAGGTTTGTCAACGTCAGATGTGTTATCAACATTTGACAAACCAACTGATGTTTTTGACAAACCTGTTATTGTTGAAACATCTTGTGTTCCTGTGTGGTTTGATCTACTTAGAAGATATGCATCACTGCTGTTAGCAGTTGCGCCACTTGCAATGCCTTGTAATTTAGAATAATCGGTAGAAGACATAAATCCGTCATTAGAAGCAGATGCATTTGTATGAATATGTGAAGTATTAGATTTAGAAAGTAAAAGAGTATCAATCTCACTTTCAGTGTAATATTGATTGTTTAATTGACCAGTATCAAGTTCCGATTTTGTATAATAACGAGCATCACCACGAGCGTCAGTGTGATATTGTGTATGATCGTCCTCTAATAAACCTTGTATTTCGTGGTGATTAATTGTTTTTATTAAATCACGGAAATAGTGACCATTCCATATACGTTCAAAGCTAGGTCTAATGTCGATTATGTCAACAATATTAGTATTTCCCTCTTGAACAATAATATAAGCAAGTACAGAAACGTTTTCTGACACGCCGCTTACACTTGGATGTTCAGCACCATAAGCATGTTCTAATTCGGCATGCTGTGATGTTCCATATTGATAGAAAAGATTTCCACTAGTGCTTATAAAAACACAATCTTTTTTATAATATCCAGATGACATCGGTATTAACGAGTTAATACCAGTTTGTGTAGTGTCATTGTAATTTGCGTTATCTGCTAAATTTGGGTTTAAGCCGTTTTCATAATATACGCCATTGGAATCACGGTAAAACTTTCTAAATGTATTTTTTGAAGAAATAGAAAATCTATTCAAGCTTGCGAATAAAACGCCGCCGCTACAACCAATTGACAAACCTGACGAATAAACTTCAAGACCATAGTCAACAATAGCACCAATGGTGCTTTGTATAAAGTCCATTATTTTTGCTGGGTGCTGTAGTATTGGAAGCTTATTGTTATTAAGGCCCGTTACCGAAGTATTTGTGTAATCGGTTACAATATATCCTATAAAAATATTATTATAGTCATTTTTTAAATTGCTATAGATAATATTTCCAGTATTGTTTAGATATATGAAATTATCACCGGCACTAGGAACTGTTCCAGATAATGTTCCCCATGATATTTCAATAAGTGCGCCTAAGTCATTTCTTATGAAACCAGTGCCCGCTGAGATATTAAAATTTATACCACCAGTCAAAGTGATGATACCACCTGTTACAACACCACTAGGCGCAGATTTATCAAAAACTGAATATGTTATAGCTAAATTATTTTTTTCTTGTGTTGTATAATCTTCCGTAGATAAACCCTTTCCGGTTATTTTATCAACTTTATTAGAAACGTCAGCAACCAAGTCTTGATTGTTGACTGTTATTGTTTGCACATTTATAGAATTTACTTCAACATTTTCTACATCTAGATTATTTTCTATTTTTACGTTATCAAATACTGTACTCATTATGCCTCACCGTTTTTAGTTGTTGTCCAATAGACGTTTCCGGTTAAATTTTGGTTTGCGTTTGCATTTATAGTAAACCCATTTTCTGTTATTGTTTCAACTGTCCATGCACGTGAGTCTACTCCAACAATTGATATCGTATAATTAGCATCTATATATGGAGTTGAAAAAACGACATTATATTTTTTTGGAGTTCCTGAAAAAGAAGTATTTGCGACAATTCCTGATTTTTGATCAAGGGATACCAATAAGTCGCCAGAACCAACAATGCTTTTATTGTTAATTGTTTTAATATTTGTTCCACTAACTAATACATCTTGTTTTGTGTCAATAGCACTTTTCACCGCCTTTTGGCTTGGTATTTTATTGTCACTATTTGAAGAAAATGTATCATCAGTGTCAATATCTTGGTTACTTAATATTTTCACTATTGATTCGGTTATTCCATCATCTTTTTTAATATAAACAATACCATCGTGTGTGTTGATTGCCATTTCCCCAAGGGAAATAGACGAAGTTAACGGTATTTTATTTGGCACTGCACTACGTTTGAGTATAATGGTAGACGCCATGTGGGTTCTCCATAAAAATAAAAAAAGGATTCTATATAGAATCCTTTGTATTTACAGTAGTTTAAAATGATATTGTGTATTTTAGAAAGTTCCACCATCTAATGTTTGATTGTCGATATAATATTTTATCGCACGTTGGCTTGGTATCTTAGTGTCGCTATTAGCAGAAAGAGTTACATCGGTGTCTAAATTACTCTCTTTTAATTGTTTGTCATTGGTGACATTTCCTAAACCAACGTCAGCATTTGTTACATATTGCCATGTGCGGTTATATGATAAAAAAGTTCCAACAGAACCAGTACCAAGATCGTTTTGCTTACCACTCAGAACGCTCTGTACGCTGTTTAAATCGCTTTGTGATGCGGCATCTATGTTGGCCCTACCTTGTGTCTTTTCAACGCTAGAAAACGATTGTACGCTGTCTACAGCCACACGTTTGTCTATCATTGAACTTAGACTTGTAATTATATCGGGATCGTTTTGTAGTGCTGTCGCTAACTCTTTCAAAGAGTTTAACCATTCAGGTGCGCCGTCTATCAAGTCTGCAATTGCATTGACAATTTCTTGATCAATTTTATACGAAGACCAAGCTTTATTATTAGCTATTATGGCATCATTTATCAGATTTTGTTGGGCGGTTGAAAGGGCATCAATTTCATTTTTGATTTCTATTAATGCGGCAACTAAGTTTGCTTTGTCAAGAGTAGGCAAAGAAGATGTGTTCCCTACAGAAGACTGTACGGAGTTTATAGCATGTGTTATTTTTTGTACTAATAATGATATTTTAGATTCTATTGACATTTCACAAACTCTTTTATATATTTATCTTGTGAAACTACGGGTGACTCTTAATTTCATTCTAAATGGGTATTGTTTTTCAATACCATCTGGTGAAATTAATAAATCCCCAATTAGATCAGAATCTGGAGGGAATAATAATGTAACACTTGAATTGAATATTAGCGAAACTTTTATTTCTTGTGTTAATGGAAGTGGTTGTATTATGACGTTTTCTGTAGGGAGGGTTAAAATTACCTTTCCACCTAATGTATAAAGTGTAAATTTCCCGGTAAATCCTTCATATGAAGGATATGCAGTTCCGTCTTGGCGCAATGCTTTTATTGTTAGATTAACAACACCGTAATTTCCTTGTATTACGGTGTAATCTTTTACAATTTGTGGCCAACCTATTGATATTGGTGATGGTATGCTCATGATTAAATAATACCTGTTGTTTGAGTATTATTTAATCATTAGATTGTGTGATATATTTCTCTAAATTCATATACTTGAACAAAGATTTATTAAAATCCCCGAAACATCCTTCTAAAACTTTTGTTGGTTCAACCCAAGCCCCAAGATTTTCATTGTCATCGGTCATGTAAACTAAATCAGAAAACTTTGCGCTGTAACAATACACATCATATTCATTATCTCTGCGCACTCTTATAAACTCAAACTTTTTACAGAAGTATCCAGTTTCTTCTAGTAGTTCACGTGTTAATGCGGTAGATTGAAACTCCCCCGGTTCAACCTTTCCTCCCGGAAGACCCCAATCGGTTTCATTATCCCTTCTGTGTGTGGCTAAAATTTTATCACCATCAAAAACCACGACGCATACTGCAAGTTTTTTACCCATTACCCTTCAACCTTTTGTATTTTTGTAATGTTCGTGTTTTACGCAATTGTGAAACACGTTCGAAAAACATAATTCCATCTAAATGATCTATTTCATGCTGTATGCATGTAGAAAGTATATTCTTTGCTTCCAAAGTTTTTAATTGAAAATTGATATCTCTGTATTCAACCACTATTTCTTTCGGTCTTTTTACTTGTTCAAAAACTCCCGGAAATGATAGACAACCTTCATCATATGAAAATAAGTTTTCCGAATGCGATATTATTTTAGGGTTTATCATTACGTAATGATTAGGCTTTGATAATACTTTGTTTATGAAATTATCCCCGCAACTATCAACCACGATTATACGTTTTTTAAATCCCAATTGTGGTGCTGCTATGCCCAAACAATTTTTGTTTGTTTTGTAAGTTAATAGAAGATTTTCTATGATAATTTTTGTTTCATCATCTATAATAGATATTTCTTCGCAACATTCTTTTAACACTTTGTTTGGATAAATTAGAATTTTATTCACTACTTAATCCTTTATTAATTTCATTGTTTATATCGCTATCATACTGATCTGACATAGAAGGTGTCATTTCTTCTGGGTGTTTTTTCATGTATGTTTCTTTTCGTTCACAACCTAACAACAACAAAAATATTACCAACAATAAAACTTTTATCATAATATAATTTCCATTTTCATAAAAAAGATGAAAGGGTTTGGTCATTTTTAAGACCAAACCCTTTCAATATTTTAGTGTTGCATTGTTTTTTATACAATGCAACATATTCTTTTCCTTTAATATTATGCAGGTAATACTCAAGGTGAGAATATTTTCGTGTTATATATGTTGTTTCAGAAACAACATCGCCATTTTCGTTATACTGGTAAGAAACATTTTCAGTAAACTCTTGTGGATAGAATGTCCAATAATACCAAACTCCGTTTTCTTTATGGAAAAGGTGTGTTTTTGTTTCAAAACGAGTCAAAGGAGCTTCTTTTCTAACATATTTTTCTTTTTTATATTGATTAAGGATTCCATCGTCATCAATATAAAAATCGTTATTCCACAATTCGTGGCTTTTCCAGCAGTTATTTCCAGAAACAGAATAAACTTTTCCATTGTCGCCTTTGTAAACATCAAGGTAGACCTGTTGTTTAACATGAAGCATTATATGGTCATTGATGGTTTTTCTTCCATCGAAAGTTTTTTTGATTTCGCTGTAAACGTCATTCCACTTTCTACCAGCTTGTTTGGCAAGCCATCGCCAAAGAGGCGCAAGATTTTCGTTGAATGATTTTTCCCAATAATCATATTTGTAGCGTTTTTTCATACTTTCACGGTAATAATGATCTTCTTCTTTCCACTCAAAAAATTTGTCGTGGCGGAAATATCTAAACTTATTACTATGTCCAATACGAGGACGCTCGACAATTACTTTATTCATGTCGTTACGCATTTTACATCTCCTATATTTCGAGTATAGGCACTCCTAGCGAAGTACCACTAACGTCGAGGTGGTTGATTGATATACATCAATCGGTTTGAACTTTTTATTTCAAACCATGTTAAACCATTCTCTCTATACCATTTTCCGGTATATTCGTAAGTGGTTCCGTTATTGACGTAAATCTCACCTTTGATGTGGTCTGCGTACTTCATGTTGTTAACCTTTTAATTTTTGATTTTGTTAGTATATCACACTTAATTAGGTTTGACAATAATTTTACTGTGTATTTTTGTAAAACTTTATTAGGTGTTGCTTGAATGATTCGGTTATATTTGTTGATTTTGCTTTTTTCTTGTCAAATGTTGCGTGTATTGATCTTATTTGGCTTGGATGATAGACAACAACACCACCTTTAGGATCGCCATCTAGATCAAAATAATGATGGTCGGCCCCGGTGTGTTTAATCACATTGTTTAGGAAATCTTGTGGGTGTACATGGTGATAAAAATCATGTTGTATTGCAAATAATTGATCTTTTGAGTTATCAAAGTGGGTATGATAACTATTAACGGCAGAGTTTAATACTTTATGTTTTCCTTCGTGATTAACATCACCAAAATTTGTTAAAGAATCATCTAAATTGGGTGCATGTGTTATTAAATTGTGTATTTGACTATATGTTAGCTTTTTACGCAATTCTTTTTTAAGTTTCAAATGGACTGGATATATTTGTGCGCCATGATTCTCAGGACTTTTTGCATTTGCGGATACCCTTGCATACGTGTCTGCTATTTCATGACTTTTTGTGAAATAAACCCCTGAACCATATGAGTCACCATTATCAGGTTTGTGTGGTATCTTGAAATCATCAAAGCTTTTGTTTGTTCCATGATACCACACAGTATGGGGGTCAAACCCCATACTTTTAATTTTTTCCAAACGCTCATTCATATGAACTTCTCGTGTCCTCGAAATGAGCCGTGATTGACCATTTCATCCGAAACTGGCTGAACAATGTGATGTTTACTTAATGAATGAAAAGGTATTTCACTTATATCATTGTGAACGGATTCTATATGATTAATAGAACCCTGTCCATTATTAATATGTTCTTGGCGAATTACTGCCCATTTTCCTTGGTGATTATCAACAAATTGTTTCTTTGGATTTACTTTTACTTTTGGCGAAGCCGAACTTAATCCATGTATTAAATCTAATACATGACTTTTTGGAAGCATATTATTCATTTCTATACCATTTTAAATAAATTGAGTTTAATACATCTTGTGGTGAAACCTCGATAGTTTCTATTTCCCACAAAATTGCATTTCCGATATTTATTTCTTTTAGGTAATTTACATATATTACTGATGTTTTTTGTTCATATATTTGTGAACTTATGCCGCCAATTGTTGTATATTTCTTGTATAACATGGTATCTGGGTACTTGTTTTTGTACAAAAACATAGTAGACATAATAGAATCTAATTTAGACAGTTCAGACTCTTTTTTTGAAACGTAGCTGTATACTGCTGCCAAACTATCAAACATCATAAACCTCATCCAATTTGTTAAAAACATTTTCTAGTGCTGAAATATCACTGTCATTTATCAAAAGATTTTCAGCGGTACTAAACTTATATATCCCTTGTTCTGATGAATGAACTTTTTTAGAAAATAATCTTTTTATAAATGATGGATGCGCTTGCTCAAAACTTCTTGCTATAAAATACACTAACCCTTTTGTACTAGCATATTCATACTCATTCGCAAATCGTATGTCATCAAAAATAAATAACAATTTTTCACAATCATTATATTCAGTAATATATTTTTCTATAAGGTGATCTGTATACTTTAACCAGAAGTTTTTATTGATTGAACGTATAAAGTCAGTGCCAAACGCAGTCATCATTACACGGGCGCTAACCCCAATCCCATCAATTATTTTTTCCTTTTTATCTGGGTTATAAAAATACTCTTTTGCAATGTCTAAATCAATATTAATTGAGTCGGCAACAAAATTTGAAAGAGTTTTCTTAATTCCATATGCAAACGGAATTATAATTACTTTATACCCATCTTTTTCATATTTGTTTTGTATTATTTGGGCCAGTGTTGATTTACCTGACCCTTTAACTCCACATATCCCTATGTATTTTATGTCCATTTTATTTCCTTAAACTACAACTATAAAATCTGCATCCCTAATGCTTTCATATGTATCAGCAGTTGTTTTGTCCTCACGTAATTCAACAATTCGAGGAAGAAATAAAGAAAATCTGTTTTCATCTTCCTTATTAGTTGTTATTTCGTTATAGTGAACCGTGATAATTTTACCAATATACTTTTTATCTAGATATTCTTTTCTGTCACTATCAGACATACCTGAAATATTAGCAATAACCTTTCCATCTTCTGATGTTGTTATTAATGACCCAACAAGTCCTGAGTATTTTGTTTCATCGGAAAGATTATACCCAATGATACGCATTTCACATTCACGAACTGCTTTGAGCTTTAATTGAGTTTTTACACGTTCCGCTGACCAAAAACTATTTGGGTCTTTGATGATACACCCTTCAAGGCCATCTTTAACATATTTTACCGCTAATTGTATGGCTTCTTCTTTATTGTTTATTATGTGGGTTTCGGCAAGTCTAAAATATTTGATACCTTTAATTACTTTGTTGAGAATGGCAAGACGCTTTTTGTATGGTATTTTCAACGAGCCATTCTTTTCCTCTGGTGTTATAATATCCCATGCACAAAAAACAATTTCATCATCTTCAATTCTTTCTTTTGTTCCCTTTGCAACTTTGTTTGCAATACCATTACTAGCTTGACGTTTTAAAAACTCCCCGTTATGCATGAAAACCATTTCACCATCAATATGAATGCGTTCGCCACCTACATCATAGCCATGTTCTTTGTATGCATCACGTATAGTTGGGAGAATTTTTTGAATCAAAGTGCTATCTATTGTTTGATTGTTGGTTAAGATAGTCTTTCCGGGTCTAGTAATAAGTTTTACAGAGTCTTTTTGAATATCAACTTCAATACGCATGGCGTCGTATTTCAACTGTCCGATAGCTGGATACTTAAAATCATCAATAAGTTTCTGTGTGGCAGGTGTACAAAGGGAAACTTTGTGCTCAACTACTAAATCAAAACCAAATGCTTTTGCGAAAGTGGTGTGGTCTGCACCAATATCAAAGGTTTTATCTAAAATACTTTGGATAAGACACGAAGTTTCAAAGGAATAACTGTTTGTGAGTGCATAGTGTAAAGCGGTTTTTGCAGTATTACCAGTAATGGTTCTGTTTAACAAAGAATGAATTAATCCACCTTCGCTAAGGTGATTAACAATACAATGACCATTTAAGTTTTGCTTGTATTCATCTTTCCAAGCCGGAATTTTTTTAATATAATAAACTTTTTGATAATCAAAAACATGTTGACATACATTTAGGAAAATATTATATCCAGAAATATCATTTATTTTTAACTGTTCCACGTAAGATTTAAGTATAGATAGTTTTTCACTAGTTTTGGAGGTGGACTTAACTTTTTGAAGTATGTCCCAAATTGATTTTTCGATGTGTTTTGACATTTTAACCTTCTCGTTTTGATATTTCCCATTTTATCATATCAAAACGAGAAGGTCAATATCTTATGCTTTTTTATTCAACCCGTAGTCTAATATAACGGGCTTTCTTTCTTTGGTTATTGGGTGTGTATGCGTTCCCCAATTAAACTTATATCGCAAATCCCTTGGGTCTATATTAGTAGATGAAACAAGCATCACCAATTTTTTAGTCAAAGGATGTCTAGAAATATTTTCATTTTCTGGTAACTTATTTGAACTGAAACTATTATGGCGAACATTTTCAATGTGTTTGATCATTTCATCAAAATCAATACCATGCGGCGTGTACGCAGACTTGGTAAACTCTTTGAATGCCTTTGCTGAAAACGGTGAAATATGCTCCATTTCATTCCAGTGGTGATTTTTATCATTGCCCAAAACTGTAGCTAATACACCATTAGGATTTGTATGATAATTTCCTAGATTATCTTTTGTGTATGTGTGGAACTTTTTATATTGATCGGAACTTTCATGTTCATTTTGCGATACACCATCTTCATTCTTAGCCAATTTTGTCCCATATTTAATTTTAATAGGTTTTCCATCCAAATTAATATGATATGTATTATTATGCGAAATATAATTGCGTGATCCGCCTTCTGTAATTTTCTTTATCCCTGATGAAATTCTAGATTTCTTTAGATGCTCTATGTAATCATTCAACATATCGTTTTTATCATGTATATCCATTTTTTGACTTAATAAACTGTCAATACTTTGATGCATTTCTGATAATACAGATTCTTTCAATGTCCTAACTTTTATTTTATTTCTTTCATTATCAGAGGCATCTGTATATGACCCCAACAAATCCTTTGTTGCACCATAGTCTAAAACAACAGGCATTTTCTCGCCCGTAATAGGATGATGGAACATACCCAAGTTTTTTGAATGTAGGTCGTGACTGGTAATACCAGTTGTGTCAATCAAATGCGCTAATTTCTTTGCAAATGGGTGTTTTTCTACGATTTCTTTGTTACGATCAGACATAGTGTATAAATCACTATGATGTTTATCTTCGTGGTCTTTCAAAGCAATTATAATATCATCTAAATCTGGTTTTTTATGCTTGAAATCAGGTGGAGTAGTTTGTTTAATGTGATCTTCAAATCCTTTAGGGTCTGTTGAATACGTAGAGACATGTCCAACATGCATCCAATTTCCTTTTTTATCCTTGTCAAAAATTGGAGCTAAAACGCCATTGTTATTTGTTTTGTAGCTTCCGTCTTTTTCTTTGTTTATAACACGGAAGTTTTCATATTTTTCGTGTGATTCTTCTTTATTTTGTTGTTTTCCTAACATTTCGCCGTCATGAAAATCATCCAAATGCGATTTTACTGCCATTTTTAAACCATGACGTATATCGGTTTTTTTCCCATCCAATGTAATCGTATGTTTATTTGGCATTTCCCAATAATGGCGTGATGAACCAGTACCACGGGCAACATCATCTAGTTCAGGGTGCCAATTTAACTCGGCAGATTTCGTTTGGGAGTCTGTTTTCTCATTATTCAAAATGTCTGAAACAGATTTTGGAAAAGATTCGCTTAAAAGCTTCAAAAAATTACTCACATTAATCT